TACCGATGTGAACTTAACCCCAACAGAACGTGGGCAATGCCGTTGTATCTTCTCCACAATCGGGTCACCTACTCCAGTGCTATCTATGGCCGCAGGGGTGTTGCCTACTACCCGAATGATGTGCTGTTCTGTCTGCGCCCAGTCCTTTTGAAAGCGGTCAAAGTAGCACACCCGGTATTCGGAGTCAAGGCCAATGATGACCGTGTAGTCACTATACTTTGCAAGGTCAATGCCGTACCACTCAACAGGTGCGGTAGAAATCGGTGCAATGCACTGCGAAATGTAGCTCAATCCAAATGGGTTGCTGCCATCTTCGGTTGGCTCTGCAAGATACAGCTCACTGAATATGTGCTGTGGCAAGTCACGTTTTGCCTGTTCAACTTCTTCAAGTTTCAGGACACCAGCATTGACTGCGTCATAAGCGGTTATTTTAAAAAACCCATAGTTCGGCTCACCCATCCTTGCCCGTTCTGATAGCTTATATCCCCAGTTCTTTTTACCCTTTACGTTACCGATTAGCTTGCATTTGCCTTCGGTCTTGGTCAGGGTGGAACGCAGCGCAAACCATGCATCTTCCCTAGCCCGTGTGAACTCATCAAACACCGCTGCATATACATCGTCACCATAAAGGTTGTCGGGCTTGTCTGCCGATTTAAATTCAATGATGCCCCCGGTGGGTAGGGTTAAACGCAACTTGCTTTCATTGACCTTAAAAAAGTCACGCACGGTCACTTGGTTACGCATTCGCCTGAATGCAATTTCCGCCTGTTGATACACAGGTGCAACCCACCACACCGATTGATTTTCTTTTAGCTTCAACGCCTGTTCAAATAGCCAAATGATATGACTTGCTGTCTTGCCAACTTTCGTTGCAGCAGCGGTCACGGTGTACCTATCAGGGCTATCTAAAATTGCCCGTTGGTAATCCGTTACGAATGGCCGGGTGTAGCTAATGTGCATTTATAGAATTCCAGTCTTTCTTTGTTTATGGCTTCAAGGTTGTGATGTTCGTTGCAGTAGGTTTTATTTGCTTCGCCTCGCGAATAGGTTGCAATCGGTTGGCTTTCTATTGCCTGTTTCATTGCATTGTACCATTCGTCTGGTGTGTTCAGGCAGAACTTCACCCCTGCATTGTTCAGGTGTTGCAGATATGGTTCAACTCCCGAAGCAATCACGGGCAATCCGTATGCAGCCGCTTCGATTATTTTCAGCTCGGATTTGCAGCTATTCCATTCGTTCTGCTCCAATGGTGCAAGTGCGCAATCAAACAGGCGGTAAAAATTGCCGTACTCGTTCGGCTGCTGTGCGTGAGATACCAACACCTGTGGCCGCAGCACCGGGTTGTTGCCGTTGAACTTATACAAGATGCTATCCCAAATGTAGTTATTCGCCATCCACCCGCACAAAACGAAGCGTACATTGTCATGCTCATTGCAGATGCGTTCAATGGCTTCTGATAGTATCATGATGTCATTGCTGTGGGTAAGTCCACCCACCCATCCAAAGGTGAAGTACTCCCGTTCCTGCGGTGTTGAAAGCCACTGGTCATCAGTCAGGTCAAGTGCATTCGGCAGCACCTGAACATTGCGGTTGTACTTCGCTATCTTTTGGGCAAGGTAGTCTGTGGTCGTGGTAACACCATCAGCATAACGGATGCCGTCAATGATCTGCTGTTTCAGTTTATGCTCCCGAAAGTACTTATATGTCGGGTGGTGTTTTGGAAGTAGCCAGTAGTCATCAATGTCCACGATGTATTTGATGCCGTTCTTTGCCAAATAGTGGAGTATCTCGTAGTGGTTCTCTCCCAGCCATCTGTTGAAGATGACAAGGTCGTAGTTAGATAAATGCGGTATTCCATTGCGTTCAAAGTTTTGGCTTATGCTGACCGTGATGTCATCAGGGTAGTCAATTTGCAATCGTTTCAGGGGTGTGTACAGGCGGTGGTATTCAACTCCACCCATGCCTTCCCAAAGTGCTAATACTTTCATTTCATCATCTCCTTTATTTCCTTAAACAATGCCCTGATTTCTGGTGACTTTATTTTCAAACAGGCCACCTGTAATTTTATTGTGCGCCTTTCTTTCGTGCGTTTCAGTCGTCTGCGCTGTGCTGTGTATTTCATTCGTATGTTTCTGTGAAGTATTCGTATGCGTTAAGGTCATCGTCAATCATGGTGGCGTTGACCGCATCCATAATCTGTTGCCGTTCCATTTCTTTGGCCTGAATAAACAAGCCAATAAATTGTGACTTCTGTTCTTTTGTCAAATGAATTGAAATGCATTGCTCCAACCACTCAACTGCTGTCTGTTTATTGCCCATCTAAATTAAGTGTTATTTTGATTTCTCCTGTGACCGTTTGATTTACGTCTGCCGTTTCCTTCGGTTTGCCGTACACCCTGCTCAACAAAGTTTCAATGGAGTAGAGACTGCCCTTTTCAAGTGACTTCCTCATGGCATTTGCAATGGTCTTTTCCAACACCGTTGCTTTCGGGTTCTGCCATACTTCTTTAAGTTCGTCCAAGTCCATTGACAGCATTGCCTGAATGGTGTCGTTTATTTCGGCTAACTTGTAGCCCTGCTCTTTGAGTAGAGTGACGTACTTTTTTGGTCGCCCGTTGGGGTTGGCAACCTCGCCTTTTTTGAATGGTGTTAAGTTTTGTTCGTTTGCCATATCTTCACTATTTGTTCACTATTTTCCGCAAGTTGGACACATTTCTTTTTCTTCGGGTTCTTCTTTGATTTCGGGTAGGTCAATCCCCCATGATATTAACTCCTCTGCATCCCACTCATTTGCCAATTCATCCCAGTTCCACTCACCAAAAGATACGTTGTCCTTTATCAAAAATTCATCACGCTGTTTGGATGTCCACTCATCGGCCAATATAATGGGAACTTCTGCTGCCCCGATATCGCACAATGCCCTGTATCTTTGATTACCGCCCAAAATAGTATAACCCCCAAAATCGGAAGTAACGCAAACAAGTGGCCGAGCTATCAGCATTTCGGGAAACTCAATTAAAGAACGCTTCAATTTGGCGAACTTGTCGGCATTGATTGTCCGAGGGTTGTTCGGATTGGGGTGAATATCTATGAGCTTAACCCACAGCATATATGCGTACGTTTCTGTTTATGTGATTGTCAGGAACAAAACCAAACTGCGCCATCAAATGGTCAAGCCCGGCATGGCTGAAAATTGTGCAATGCCCGATTTCAGGATTGATATAGATATCATCTTGTGTTATCCATTCTGTGAATGAAGTTTCAATCATTACCTTGCTGCCGGGGTGGCAGAACTCTTTTATTTCGGCCAGCTCTGCAAATGGTGCGGTCAGGTGTTCGATTACTTCGGTCAGGACAATCACATCATAGTCCTTTTTAAGGGATAAAACATCGGCATAATATCCGTTATAAGGGTCATAACCATCGCAGTCAATACCAGCATCCTGCATGAATGTAACCATCAAACCACTGCCGCAACCGTAATCCAAAATGGTGGGGTTATCCTTGCCTGATATTTTGCGGATGCGTTCTAACCGTGTTTTATTCATATCATCCGTGTTGCGAGTATCTTCATTTCCACCGCCCACCATGCCTGATTGGTCTAATTTTTTGCAGAAGATGTTACCCAATTCGTCAGTGTAGTATTGTACCCCGCCTTTGACGAATGCCTTTTTGGCTACCTTACCCGTAATTGGTGATTTAGTTTTGCTCATATTTTGATTTTAAAATCTGTGTCAAATTGATAATTGTCCATGCACCATAGCCATTGTCACCTGTTGGGATTACGTTGTGCGCAGTCGGGCAGATTTCAACAACACGGGGATGCTTCATTACCTCGGCTATTGCGTAGGCCATTGACTGATTGCCGACAAATAACTCACAGCCCTTTATTATGCCGCACAGCTCCGCAAAGTCTTTTACTTCGATGTGAGAAATGTCAGGCAGCTTGGCCGAAATTATGCGGTATTCATCAGGCAATCCTACAAATTTTATCTTATCCTGATACCTGCGAAGGATGCTATAATCAAAAGTCGGGTTATGGTAACGGGCAGTGCGGTTCAAAATGATTTGATGGTTGCCTAATTGCCACACATCAAAGTGTATCGGCTCGGCAAGGTTGCAGGTCAGTTCGGAGTAGATATGAAAATACCACTGCGAAATGTGGCCCGTGTAATTGTGAAACTTGCGGAATAGGTTGAAATTGTAATCGGTTTTGACAGCTTCATCCGTGATTGTGCATTTGCCTATGAAGTCGGTAGACATCAAAAGCGGCACGAGCATCTGCGCCATCTTCAAATTCATTTGCACTTTACCCATAGGGTGATTGAAATTGTACTGCGCTGGTACATCCACCTGTAAATACAGATGCACTTTCTCATTACGCAAACGAGATGCTGCTCTCATTGCCGGGAGTGAGTAAATCAAATCCCCTGCGTTACCGCCATGAATAATACTAACCATTCAGGGCCTCCCGATATAATCTTTTCAAAGCGTCAAACATACAACTGCGACAAGCCGGGAATGGTTGACCGTACAACTGCCTGTGAACTTCGTTGAGTTTGGCATAATAACCAGCTTCAAGCGCATACGTTCCCGTTTTATTTATCCGGTCGATGTGCGGTTTCAAGTCAAGGCAAAGTGAACGCTGTTCAGGTGTCATATACGAGTCATGATGAAGTAACAAACAAATGGTAAAACAATCCCAAAGGCAATTCCGGTCAATGTGATTTCAATTAGTGTCATAGGTATCTGTCAATTAATGCTCCAAAGATAGCACATAATGCACCATAAATTATACCATACAATCCGAATTGAACGGTAAACCATACCAGCCCGGTCCACCATGATAGGCAGAAACCGCATTCAAAAGGTTTGATTGTTTTGCGGTAGCGGCTGTCCAGCGCATACACGAATGAAATCATGGGGGGAAAGAAGTACCGGGATAGCAGGACACAAAGTGCCGCCACTCCTAAAATGTCAGTCATCGTATTCATTGTATTTTTCTTTTATCTGGGTTTTGATTGCGTTTATAATTTGGCTTATCTCTCGGTAGTTTATTTTCGTGTCCCGGGCAATCATTGCCATGCTCTGTTTATCTTCCCACAGCTGCCAAAGTTTTACCACATACCACTCACTCCGGTTGAAATGGTTTGCCACCTCTTTGAAATTGACTGACTCCACCGCTTCCTGTTTGCGCCTGATGTGAGTTTCGTCATAGTCCTCTGCTTCCTCATCGTAATTTTCGGGTAGGGTTTCTGTGGTGCGTAGAAAGTCACGGTAAAACTTTGTATAACGGTTGCCGTTTACCGCATTGCATCCCACCCTTACTAAATAGTATACAAGTCCATTACTTTGGTGAAGTTGTATCAGGCGGTCAGCATCCATTTCACAGCAGATAAGAAGCAAGTGTTGTTGTAGGTCGGCAGCAACGTGAGACCCTATTTTGTTACAGAAGTCAGGAAGCCATTTGGAATTGGCTAACTCAATCAGTATCTCGGTGCGCTTGTTCAAGTTTAAGTGCGTGAACTTTTTTCAGCCAATCTTTGAATGACTTGTTATCACCATACCGGGCATGATCTTTCCTGCATAACGCCATCAGGTTTTCAATTACATCAGCGTGTTTACTTCCACCCATCCCCCGTGCTTCTATGTGGTGAATGTCCACAGCTTGTGCGCCACACACCTCGCAAGGGATAAAATCACTTTTGTCATAGCCAAAATGGTCAAGGTATACCTTCGTATGCTTCTTCACGCCACAAAGTTTATTCGTAAATAGTCGATATTTTTATATTGTGGATAACTTTGATACAAATAATTTAACAAAAACTATTGCAAGTATAGAAAATTATATTACATTTGCAGCATGGAAAACACTAAAACACCTTTTGAAATGGGCTGGATAGCCAGTCAGCAGTTTAATTACTACGAAACCGAAGGCGAAAATCCTTTTCAACTGAACTCCGATGAGTTCAAAGAATGGGAAAAGGGATGGGCTTGGTATATCACCCAGACGATCGAATGGGAACGTGACGAGCAGAGCGACATTGATTATCACGAAAGACAGCAGTACTGCAACGAATAAAAATAAATTTGGAAATCTAAAATCTTTGTTTTATAATTGCATATCGGAATAACAGGACTGACTCCCCTGCCGAGAAACGGAACAAATGACAACGAAAATAATTAACACCCACGCAAGTAAAGAGACGGCATTGTTCCAGCCGGAGTCAACTCTTGAAAGTGTGGGTGTTTTTTTTATGAATATTTACAAACCCACACCATTACCAGTCGCATATTGTGACGAACAAATCGCAGAACTTGAACTGCGCAAAGAGTATGAAAATTACAGGAGAGAAAACAAGGTGCTTACGTTATTACAATGTGAGTACTTATGGATGAAACTTGACCTGCAAATTATCTATTACAACCAGTGTAAAAAATTAACCCTTAAACAAAATGGCAAAGGATAAAAAGTCATTCGTAATGTACTGCGACCAGCAGTCAATTTTCAAAATGCTTCCTGATGAAATTGCAGGTAGATTGATAAAACACATTCTCGCATACGTTAACGATGAAAATCCGGTAACTGATGACCTTGTATTGCAACTTGCATTTGAACCTATTAAGATGCAGTTAAAAAGGGATTTACGTCATTGGGATGAAGTCAGGGGGAAACGTAGTGAAAGTGGAAAATTAGGCGGTAGACCTAAAAAGCAAACAGAAGCAAAAAAAGCAAATGGTTTTTTGGAAAAGCAAACGAAAGCAAAAAAAGCTGTTAATGTTAATGTTAATGTTACTGATAATGTAAATGTAAATGATAATGACAATAAAGATATATATCGTAAAATTTTGCATTTGGAAATCACAAGGGCAGAAGTTGACAAGCTAATTGCTGATGGCTATACCATTGACCAAATTGATGACATTCTGGACAGGGCAGAAAACTGGAAAGGCATTGCAAACAAAAGGTCACTATACCTTACCGCAAAAAATTGGCTATCTGCTGACATAAAGAAAATCACAGCAGAAGTTTACCGTACACCCAAAGAAAACTTTTTAACATGATTGAACAACAAATACTCGGAACGTGGCTGCAAGGTAAGCAGCTGGATTTAACCGCAACCGTACGCAGCGAATGGTTCACCGTGCCAAAATACCGCACCCTATGTTTAACCATTCAGGCAATGTACCTCAACAACGAACATATTGACAACGTGGCGGTGGTAATGAAGCACCGTGACATGGCAATGGACATCGCAGGGTTAAACAACTACTACACAGGCGAAAGCATTACCCGATTGGTTGCAATGCTGCATCAGGAATTTATCCGTAAAACCCTGACTATTGACTTGACAAAAATTGTCAATGACCTGACAAACGGAAGTGAAATAATGCAGTCCATGTCGGAAGTTCAAAAAACTATTGATGAAATACAACTGAACGAAAACGGACAAGCTGTTGACCTGATCACTCTACTTGGTGACCGCTTTGACAACTTGGAGAAACGAAGCAAGTCCGAAATCAAAACCATTGGACTACCAACCGGGTTCACCAGATTGGATAAGTACATTGGTGGTTTTGTTCCCGGTGAAAATGTGGTGGTTGCAGGTCGGCCGGGCATGGGTAAGACAGCATTCGCAGTTAGCATCGGGATTGCTCATGCAAAGCTGGGTGGCAGGGTGATAATGTTCAGCATGGAGATGAGTAAAGAACAACTCGCAGACCGCATACTTTCATCGCTGGGCCGGGTGGACAACCTGAAAGTTCGCAACGCTGATGTGAATGAATTTGAGTTGGAAAACATCGCCCGTGAATTACTGCTTATTGATTACAAATTTCAAATCGAAGATAGCACAATGCTGGACATAGCACAAATCAAAACCCGAATTAAAACCATGAAAGTAAAACCCACTTTGGTAATCATTGACTACATGCAGTTGGTTAAAAGTACAGGCGGTAAAAATCGGGAGCAGGAAATAGCAAACATCAGTAGGCAATGCAAACTGATTGCCAAAGAATGCGGATGCACCGTGATGCCATTGTCGCAACTCAACAGGGGAACAGAAGAAGGAAACAGCCGCCCAAAATTGGCAAACCTTCGGGAGTCTGGTGCAATAGAACAGGATGCAGACACGGTTTTATTCCCTTACCGCCCTGATTACTACGAAGCCCAAAAGAATGGCGGCAATCCACCCGAACTCGAAGATGCTGAATTGATTATCAGCAAGTGCCGTAACGGGATGACAGGAACGCTGCAATGCAATTTTATGGGTAAAACAGTTGAATACATTTTTTAATTAAATATAAATAACTATATTTGCACTATGAATTATCAAGTTAAACCAATAGATTATAACGACTGCAAAGAGTGGTTCTTAAAAAAGCATTATGCTAAACGAATTCCATCTGTTTCTTTTTGTTTTGGATTGTATTCCGATAAGTTAGAGGGTATTTGTTCATTTGGCTCTCCACCATCAAGGCCGTTGTGTATAGGTGTTTGTGGAGTTGAAAATGCACATAAAGTTTTTGAATTAAATCGTTTAGTAGTCAATGAAGGACTACCAAAAAACACTTTGAGTTATTTTGTAGGCAATTGCTTAAAATTATTGCCAAATGATTTGATAATAGTTTCATACGCAGATACATCTCAAAATCACCACGGATATATTTATCAAGCAACCAATTGGATTTATACTGGATTAAGTGCAAAAAGAACAGAAAGATTTGACATAGACAATCCAAATAAACATTCTAAATCAGTAGTTGATAAAAAGGGTGTAGATTATCAAAGTTTAGCAGTTAGAGAAAGACCACAAAAGCACAGATACATTTATTTGATTGGCTCTAAAACACAAAAACAAAAGTTAAAAAAAGCATTAAAATACGAAATACAACCATATCCAAAAGGGGAAAATAAAAGATATGATGCATCTTACAAACCATTAACACAAATCAAATTATTATGAGAATAAAAATCAAAGCACCACAGCGCAACAGCAGGACAACATTTCGTCAAAGTGAAATTGACCGCATGAAAGAAGTAATCAGGCACCAGCAAATCCGCATCAGGGAATTGGAAACCGTGCTGAAAGTACAGGACATTGACAAGGATGATGAGCATATCAAGGCCACACACCTTGCAATCAGGTCGGTATTTCCGTACTATCAGCCCGAATTTATCAAGGTGAAAGCCCGTAAACGTGAGGTGTTGGAATTGCGGCAAATATTCATTTGGATTTTGCGGCATAAAACCTCGTTATCGTTGAAGAAAATCGGTCAATTATGCGGTGGCCGTGACCACTCCACAATGATACACAGCGTTGAAACGGTGGACAACCTGATGACTTTTGACAAATCATTTGCCCGGAAGGTGGAAGCGGTTAAAAATGCTTATCAAAACTTTGTAGCATGATAAATATCATAAACTTTTCAGGTGGTCGCACTTCTGCATACATGGCAAAGCGGTTGATTGATGAAGGTTTGCAGGATTACATCGTCACGTTTCAAAACACAGGAAAAGAAATGCCACAGACACTTGACTTCATAAATGAATGTGATGTCCGATGGGGGTTAAATTTGGTATGGCTTGAATATCGTAAACCTGCAACATTTGTGGTTGTGGATTATGCAACTGCATCTCGCAATGGACAGCCATTCCAAGAACTTTTAGAACAAAGACCAAGTGGCATTCCAAATATGCAGTTTAGGTTTTGCACAACTGAACTAAAAATAAACACACTCAAACGCTATCTGCAAAGTATTGGCATAACTGATTACACATCATTTAACGGCATTCGATACGATGAGCCACGCAGATGGTCAAAGGTTCAAGACGATGTTGAATTGCCGTTGGTTAAATGGAAAACTACAAAGCAAGATGTTTTGGATTGGTGGAAAAAACAAGATTTTGATTTGCAAGTCAATGAACCATACGGGAATTGTGATTGCTGCTTTTTGAAAGGCAAAGGAAAACTCTCAATAATAGCCAAAGAAAAACCCGAATTATTTGATTGGTGGATTAGCAATGAAATGCAAAGCGGACACCAATGGAAAAAAGAAATTAGCTATGAAGCATTGCGGTCACGTTCTCAAAATCAAATCGGCCTTTGGGATGGTGACAAAAGTTTTGAATGTTTTTGCAACATTGATTGAAATTAAAGTTTAATTTACTATATTTGCACCTATGTTAATACTCGATATATGTTTAAGTGACCTGCCCAGTGAGGCAATCACTACCGCCAAGAACGGAAAGAAGTACATCAAGCTCGTATGTGCTGAACGCAAAGCCGAAGGAAAATTCGGTGAGACTCACTACATTGCCCTGTCGCAAACCAAAGAAGAACGGGAAGCGAAGAAACCTGCAACCTATGTTGGGGGTGCGAAAAGTTACAATAATGTAACTAACAAAAATGTAAGCAAAGAAAATCTTTTCAAAGCTGACAAGGGGGGCATCATGGAAAACTTCAAAAATGACTATGCTGCCCAAATGGAAAATGAACAAAATGACCTACCATTTTGATGCAGAACAAAATCATTGAAACCTGCGACCAAATCTGCTCAATGCTGCTTGAAAAAAATGCCAAGTATGGAAACTCCGCACTGGATCCGGTGCGAGTTTTCAGCAAGGCATCCACCACAGAGCAGTTACTTGTCCGCATTGATGACAAGTTGAGCCGCATCAAAACAACCGGGATGGAAGCACCTGATGAAGACACTTTGAATGACCTTATCGGCTACCTTATCCTGCTGAAAATCGCAAATAAAAAAGAAACGACCAACCCTGAATATAAACACAAGATATGACACACGAAGATAAACGCAAACACTTTATTGCACACGCCCGTAAAGGCATGAAGATGCAGGTTGTTGATGCCTGTAAAGGTCTGGCAAGTTATGCCACCGTGATAAAGGCCCTGAACAATCCAAGCAAGTATAAAAGCAAAAAGGAACAGCAAGTAATTGACACGGCTTTTGCGTTGCTATGACAACGGAAGACCGGGGATATAAAACGGTTGTGTATTGGAAAGACCAGATGATGTCCTTTGAGCCGGTGCCTGATGACGAACTTGAAAAAACCCTGAAAAAATATCGGAAGAAAGGATTTAACGCTGAACCGATATCGGATGACTTAATAAAAAAAATTGCAGAAAGTTTGAAAATATAAAAACTTATACTATATTTGCATCATGGAAACAAAAATAAAAGTAACACACACAGGCAGCTACTCTGCCAAATTCGAACACGATGATGTCACCTACCGCATTGATTGGGAAGATGACAGCGACAATGTCTATGTTTTTCAAGAGTTTCACCCCGGCAAAGATGGCCGCAAATGCGTGAGCATTCCTGCTGAAATTCTGCCAACGCTTATCCGAATTTTGGGTACAATTCACACGGAGAATTTAGAAAAACAAGGCAAAAACTAAACTAACACTTTAAAATTCCAAGGACATGAATGAAACACTAACAGCACCTATCCAGCCAAACGAGATTGAATGGCGTGTGCAATCAGTCACCAGCACGGGCAAAATGATTGTCGTGCCGTACATCAACAATCGCTGTGTAATGCAACGCTTTGACGCTGCTTTTGGGCCGACAAATTGGACATC